CCTAATGGTAGACCATCATTAGATGAACCAACATTTACTGATTTAGAACCAAAGGTTGCAGGAAGTAGTGGAGATGGATATGTATGGAAGTATCTTTATACTATTAAACCAAGTGATATTGTAAAATTTGAATCAACTGATTTTATTCCAGTTCCTCCAAATTGGGATACAGATGCAGGTAATGCTGCAGTAAGAGACAATGCAGTAGATGGATCTATTAAAGTAGTTACTATTACAAATAGAGGAGTTGGTTTAGGAACTGCTGGTGCTGTTTATACAAGAGTTCCAATTAAAGGTGATGGTTTTGGTGCAGAATGCACTATTATTATGTCTAATGACCAAACAGTTGATTCTATAACTGTTTCAAGTCAAGGATCTGGTTATTCTTATGGAAATATTGATTTAGTCTCTGGTGGAGTTCCTACAGGAACAACAGTACCAACATTTGATGTTGTTATTCCACCTCAAGGAGGACATGGATCTGATATCTATGAAGAATTGGGTGCATATAATGTTCTACTTTATTCTAGAATAGAGAATGATGCAGAAAACCCTGATTTTATTACGGGTAATCAAATAGCAAGAATTGGTGTGGTTCAAGATCCTAAAGGATTTGGATCTAATAACTTATTAACACTAGACAAAGCAAGTGCAGTTCCTGCTCTTCGTTTAACTGGTGCGGGATATAGTTCTGCTACATTTAATGCTGATTCATTAGTTAAACAAACTATTGGAACTGGTTCTACTGCTTTAGGTAAAGTAATCAGTTATGACCAAAATACAGGAGTTTTGAAGTTCTGGCAAGACAGAACTATGGCAGGATTTAATACTGTAGGAACTGCTCAAACAAATCCACCTTATGGATATAATTTGAATCAATTTACCAGCACTCCAAGTGGTAATGGAAGCCTTACTATTGTTCCATCTACAGGGTCTAATTTAGCGATAGATACGTCCTTCACAGGTGTCTCAACCGTAATAAATAGTAAGACGTATTATCTTGGACAGTCATTTAATAATGGCATTGCCAATCCCGAATCTAAAAAGTATTCTGGAAATATTGTTTACATTGATAATAGACCTTCTATAACAAGGTCATTAAACCAAAAAGAAGATATCAAAGTTATTTTGCAGTTCTAAAAAATCATGCCACAGCAAACGAATTTAAACGTATCGCCATATTTTGACGACTATTCTGATGATAGTGGTTATCATAAGGTATTGTTTAAACCTGGAACTCCTGTTCAGGCGAGAGAACTTAATAATCTCCAATCTATTTTACAAAATCAGATTGAAAAGTTTGGGCAACATTTTTTCAAGGAAGGTGCAAAAGTAATACCTGGTAATACTGGTTATAATAAACTTTATTATTGTATTCAATTACAGAACACTTTTCAAGGAGTTCCTGTATCTGCATATGTTGATCAATTAGTTGGAACACAAATAACAGGAAGAACCTCTGGTGTAACAGCAGTTGTAGATAATGTTTTATTAGCAGAAGATTCTGAAAGAGGAAATTTAACTTTATATGTTGCTTATATTGGTTCTAGCACATCAAATAATTCAACACAAACCTTTGCTGATGGTGAAGAATTAACATCCAACGCACCTATTAGTTCTGGTTTATTGGGTAATAGTAGCATTACTTCTGGAAGTCCCTTTGCTATAACAATAGCACAGAATGCTGCTGCAACAGGATCTTGTTTCCAAATACAAGAAGGTGTTTATTTTATTAGAGGACAATTTGTTAAAGTAGAACAACAAACTCTTATATTAGAGCAGTATAATAATCAAGCAAATTATAGAGTTGGTTTAGCAGTAAATGAGGAGATTATAAACTCCGATATGGATGAAACCCTGAATGATAATTCACAGGGATTTAATAATTATTCTGCTCCAGGTGCTGATAGATTAAAGATAACTCTTTCATTATTTAAGAAACCATTAGATGATTTTGATGATAATGCTTTTGTTGAAGAGGCAGAAGTTGTTGAAGGTGTTCTTAAGTCTAAAGTAAAGACTAGTGCATATAAAGGTCTTTCTGATGAACTTGCACGTAGAACATATGATGAGTCTGGAAACTACTATGTAAAACCATTTAATGTTACTACTAGAGATTCATTAAATGATAATGTTGGTAATAGAGGTATTTTTAAGGAAGGTCAGTTTACATATAGTGGAACTATTCCTTCAGAAGAACTTGGTGTTTATAAACTTTCTCCAGGTAAAGCATATGTAAGAGGATATGAGATAGAGACTACATCTCCTGTCTTTTTAGATTGTCCTAAACCAAGAACAACGAAGACTTTAGAAGGTCAAAATATAATTTATAATACAGGAGCAACCTTAAAAGTAAATAGAGCTTATGGTAATCCTACTATAGGTATTGGTAATACTTATATATTAAGTTTAAGAGATCAAAGAGGAAGTGCAGATCAAACAACAGTTCCTGGATCTGAAATTGGTCTTGCAAGAGTTTATGATTATAGTTTAGAAACAGGATCATATAATGCTGTATCTAGATTAAATCAGTGGGATATATCATTATATGATGTTCAGACAGTTACTAAAGTAAGTTTAAATCAACCTATTGCTAGTTTACCTACACCTACTTTTGTTGAAGGTGCTAATAGTGGAGCAACTGCATTCCTTAAAGATACTGTTACTAATAGTGCTGCATTAAACCTTTATGAAAGAGAAGGTGACTTTATAGAAAATGAAGCATTAATATTCAATGGAATTCAGAATGGAAGAGTTGCGGTTGCAGTTACTGCATATACTATTTCTGATGTAAAATCAGTATTTGCTACAAATGATGGAACAGTTGGAACTGCAGGAACCTTTAATGCAGATGTTATTCAATCTCCATCCCTGTTTGTTGGAATTGCAACTGTAACTGCTGCTTCAGGTGGAGTAAGCACTGTAACTAGTGCAAGTAGTGATGTATTTCCTGGTAGTGGACTAGTAAAGGTAAATAATTTAGTCCAATTCAGTAATCCTGCTAAGTCTAATGACCCAACATACGGAAGAATAACTGTTGTTGGTGAAAATTCAATTACAATTGCTAATGTTGCAGATGTAGATGGGATAGCAAATGGAAGTTTACCAACTGTAGCAAGAGAAGTAACAGATTTACAAGTTATAACTACACAATTAGCAGAATCTTCTGATAATACTTTATTTACAAGATTACCAAAGGATTATGTTTCTGACGTAGATTTAACTAACGCTACTATTTCTATAAGAAAAGTATTTACTGTTAATATAGTAAACAATAAGTTAGCACAACAAGTTTCTGCTGGATCGAGTGAGTTTTTCCTTCCTTTTGATGAGGAAAGATATTCATTAGTTCGTGTAGATGGTAGTACTGAACCATTAGTATCTGATCAGGTAGAAATTAGTCTTGATGGAAAAGCACTTCAAATTTATAATTTAGGTGTTGATGATGCTGGTGCTCAATTAACAGCAACACTTACAAAGCAAAAACCAAAAGCAAAGAAAAAGATTAAGAATAGAGTTAATAGTCTTATTGTTGATAAATCTACAAATCCAGCATCTGGTATTGGATCTACTACAACAAATGATGGATTAACATATGGTGCTTATCCATATGGAACTAGAGTACAGGATAAACTCTTATCGTTAGGTTCTGCTGATGTTATGAAGATTCATGGAATATATGAATCTTCTGGTGTAGAAGTACCATCAGCACCAAAGATGGTTCTTTCTGATATTAATAGTCAATCCACAACTACTGTTGAACTAACAGTTGGAGAACATTTAATTGGTCAAAATAGTGGTGCAGTAGCAATTTATGCAGAAAGATTAACAGATAGTCAAATCACATTCATTTATAAGAATGATTTTGTATTTGCTGAAGGTGAAACAGTAATATTCCAAGAGTCTCAAATTCAAGGAGTTGTCACTACATTAGATGCAACTAGTTTTGAGATAGGTGGAGAATATACATTTAGCACTGGTCAAGAGAAGACGATTTATGATTATGGTTCTATAACAAGAAGATTGGAAGCAGAAGCACCTAATAAGAAAATTAAAGTTTATTTTGAAAGTGCATACTATGATTCTACTGATGATGGTGATATTACTACAGTAAATTCTTATGAGAATTTTGATTATGCTGCAGATATCATGGGAATTGATGGTATTTCTAATGCAGATATTATTGATATTAGACCTAGAGTTGCAGATTACATAGTTTCTGAAAGCACTAGATCTCCATTAGAATTTTATGGTAGAACATTTAATAATGAAGGTCAGACTGCTACCAATATTTTAGCATCTGATGAAGCTATTATTGCTTCTTTCTCTCATTATCTTGGAAGAATTGATAGAATTTTCTTAACAAAAACTGGAGAGTTTCAAGTCAAGTATGGTTCTCCTGCTGAGAAACCAGATAAACCAGGCAATGTAGATGCTGCTCTTGAAGTTGCAACTATAAACTTACCACCTTATCTCTTTAATCCTGAACAGGCAGATATTCGTGCTCATGAATATAAGAGATTCCAAATGGTTGACATTAAGAATCTTGAAAATAGAATTAAGAATTTAGAGTATTATACTGCATTAACTCTGTTAGAAACTAATACTGCTAATCTATTTGTTTCAGATGCTGATGGTCTTAATAGGTTTAAGTCAGGATTCTTCGTTGATAACTTTGATTCTTTCTTACCACAAGAAGATAGATTGGGTATTAAGAATAGTATTGATAGATCTTTCAAGGAAGTTAGACCAAAGCATTATACTAATTCAGTAGATTTGATTTTTGGTCCTGTTACTGATGTTGATCCAACTACAGATTTAGCATTTAGTTCAATTGAAGGTATTAACGTAAGAAAGAGTAATGATGCTATAACTCTAGATTATGCTGATGTTGAATGGTTAAAGCAGAGTTTTGCAACAAGAACTGAAAGTGTAACTCCTTTCCTTATTAGTTTCTGGCAAGGAACTGTTGAATTAACTCCTGCAAGTGATAACTGGGTAGATACTGTTAGATTAGAAGCAAAAGTTATCCAGACAGAAGGTAACTATGCAGAAACAATGGCAGCAGCAAGTAGGAACTTTGGAACAGATCCTCAAACAGGATTTGCACCTGTTCTATGGAATGCATGGCAGACTAATTGGACTGGTATAGATGTTGTAGATAGAACCAGAGTAACTCAGACTGGTGGTAATTGGGGTGCAAGATTTAGTAGAGGTGGGTGGCCAAATGGAGATCCTTCTACAAACCCTGCCAGATGGATTCAGCAGCGTAGAACTACAACTACCAGAGAAGAGATAAGAGAAACCGTTAATAGGGGCGTAGAGTCCAGACAGGGCGTTAGAACGATTGTTAGTGAAGTATTTGATAGACAGTCTCAAGGAGAGAAGGTTCTTAATAGGGATATTATTCCTTACATGAGATCTAGAAACGTTGAGTTTGTTTCTAAGAGAATGAAACCAATAACTCAACTTTATGCATTCTTTGATGGAGAAGACGTAACCAAGTATTGTACTCCAAAACTTCTAGAAATAGAAATGAGTTCTGGTACATTCCAAGTTGGTGAAACTGTTATCGGTAATGTTCAAGGAACAGGATTGGGTGGTGATAACTTTAGTAATACAAGACCAAGTATTACATTTAGAGCTGCACAATCAAATCATAAGGAAGGTCAATATAATGCACCTTCAGTAACTTATGCTTCAAGTCCATATACACAAAAACCAATTCCTGCAACATATACATCTACTTCAACTACATTGAATATTGATGTATATTCTCTCCAAAATGAAACTCAAGGAGAGTTTTATGGTTGGGTAGAGTCTGGAATGATTCTTACTGGAAAAACTAGTGGAGCACAAGCAAAAATTACTAATGTTAGATTGATTTCAGACTTATCTGCTTTCTGTTCTGGTAGTTACTTCATTCCAAATCCAAATGGAGTTAACTTCCCAAGATTTGAGACTGGTAGTAGTGTATTTACACTTGTTAGTGATAAAGATAATAACCATGATGAAGCAGTTACTATTGCTGAAGAATCATACACTGCTGCTGGAGCATTAGAAACAGTTCAAGAGACTATTATTTCAGTTAGAAATGCTAGAGT